TCATCACTATTCTGAATTTAGAAATCTAAGACAAAGAACAAAAGACCCCATTAAACTAGCAGAAACATTAGGCAACTATTCTACTTCACAAACGTACCGAATAGAGATAGTTAGAATGATAAACAAGATTAAGGATAAAATATAATGGCTAACGAAACCACTTCTACAAGCACAGCAGTTTTATATACCAATCGTAAAGCAAAAGGCACTTATAGAGTTTATAAACCAAAAACTTTAAAGATGCCGAAAAGGAAAAAGAAATGAAAAAAGCTATCTACGACAGACCAAGACCAGCAAGACTCGGCAAACCAAAACCATTTAATACTAAAACTAAAGCTTATAAAACTGCAAGACGTTCAGCAGGTCAAAAGTTCGGCAAGAAAAATAGCTTTGTTAAAAACCTATACATAGCAAAGAAGCTTAAAAGAAAATGAACCTACCTAACGAGATAGTCTTTGGAAGCAGACTTATTAAGTTAAACCTTATTGACCACGAGACAGCATCTAAGAAAAATATATTTGGACAATTTGAATATAGCAAAAACCTAATGACTTTAGACAAATCATTAGACCCTATTGAGATGAGTAATACTTTGTTACACGAATTATTCCACTTACTACATGATGAATACAAAATAGATTTAAGTGCAAAAGCTGAAGAAATATCCTGCAATTCATTAGCTAATGGTATGTGCCATATCCTTTATCAAAACCAAGAATTATTAGACTTCCTTTACAAATCTCTTAAAAAAGAATAATAGAACATTTAACGAACATTTCGGTTAATATGGAACTCATTAAAAAGAAGGTATCTGATCTTATTCCCTACATAAACAATAGTAGGATTCACAGCGAAGAACAAATTATTCAACTTATTTCAAGCATCAAAGAATTTGGATTTACAAACCCAATTTTAATAGATCAAGACAACTCAATCATAGCTGGGCATGGTAGATTACAAGCAGTTAAAAGATTAGGTTATGATGAAGTCCCTTGCATAATAATTTCTGGGCTATCTAAAACACAAATCAAAGCTTTAATCATAGCAGATAACCAGTTAGCACTTAATGGAAGTTGGGATTTAGACAGATTGTCTTTAGAAATAGATGGTTTAAAAGAAGATAATTTTAATTTAGATATATTGGCATTTAACACAGATTTCTTAAAAGATATTCAAGAAACAATTATTCCATTAGCAGATCTACCAGAAATTAAAGAAGGCGACAAAAAACCATTTCAGCAAATGACTTTTATAATTCATGACTCTCAAATTAAGAATATAAACCTAGCATTAGAAAAAGTGAAAAAAAACTTTGATTTAAAAAACGAATATAATCAAAATATAAATGGTAATGCAATAAGCGAAATATGTAAAAATTTTTATGAACAAAATTCTAACAGCTAAAGATATTATAGTTAAGCCAATAACTTCACAAGATGCTAACAAAATAGTGAAAAGAGTTCACTATTCAGGAAAAGTCGTTCAAAATTCAATTCTGCATTTAGGAGTTTTTTTAGATAATAAATTACATGGTGCTATGCAATTTGGAAATCCAATAGATAAAAGAAAAGTTCTCCCATTAGTTAAAGATACCAAGTGGAACAATATGCTGGAATTAAATAGAATGGCTTTTAATGATATTTTACCAAGAAATAGTGAAAGCAGGGCTTTAGGAGTAGCTTTTAGACTTATTAAGAAAAATTACCCTCACATTGAATGGATTTTATCTTTTTCAGATGGAACTCAATGTGGAGATGGGACTATTTATAGGGCAAGTGGATTTGTTTTAACTGGCATAAACAAAAATCAAACTATTCACGAGTTACCAAATGGTGAGATAGTTGCAAAACATGGAACTTCTAAAAAGGATTTTACTGGAAGCAAAAGATTACAAGGATTTCAATTAAGATATATTTACTTTTTAAATCCAAAAGTAAAAGATAGACTTACAGTTCCAATAATCCCATTTCAAAAAATATATGAAATAGGTGCAGGAATGTATAAAGGTTTGCGAGTGCCTAATAGTAGGGTTTCTAACGACCAGTTAGAAAAAGATGGTGCGACCCCAATCCACTCGCTCCACAAATGATATGGCTAATGAATTAAAAAAAATAGGAAGACCAAAGTTAAAGATAGATGGAGAAACTGTATTAAAACTTTCAAGACTTCATTGTACTATGCAAGAAATGGCTCACTTTTTTGATTGCCATGTTGATACTTTAAGGGATAATTTTTCCAAAGAAATAGACAAAGGGAGATCAGAAGGAAATATTAGTCTAAGAAGGAAACAATGGCAAATGGCAGTTGAAAATGGTAACGTAGTGATGCTGATTTGGTTAGGTAAGCAAATGCTAGGACAAAGAAACGAAATCATTGAATCCGATAGTAACTTGCCTTTACCAATTTATGATATAGTTGATAATAAATCAGAAGTTATTGAAATGAAGGAAGTTAAAAATGAGTAAATGTTTATTCTGTCAAAAACCAATGATGAATAAATTAGAGCAACATATTAAAGCTTGTTCTAAATGTATTGTAGATCTACTTATGAAGAAACATAATTTAAAAGTTAAGAAACAAGCACCAATAATAATCAACACTAGAAAAAATGGTTAAGTTTAGTTTAAGAAGTTCTGATAAAAGCAAGAAGGGTGGACTATCTGCATCTGGTAGAGCAAGATACAATAGGGCTACTGGAAGCAACCTAAGACCACCAGTAAAAGGTAGACCAAACACAGCAACAGAATTTAGACGCAAAGGTTCATTCTTAGTTAGAATGGGTAGTAGTAGAGGTAGATTGTTTGACGAGAAGGGCAACAAGACTAGACTAAAACTATCATTGGAAGCTTGGGGATATAGAGGTAGAAGTAAATCTGAAGCAGTAGCTTTGGGCAGAAGGTATTTAAGAACATATCAAAACAAAAAGAAATGAAACAATGTGTGGGCGAAAGAAACCAAAGATGCTAGATAAGAAAATGCGAGGAACAAACGACTTAGAAGTAATCATTTATAATCTTAAAAAAGAAATAGATAGACTAAACGAAGAACTACAAGCCAAAGACATTGAGTTAAAAAAACTTCAGTCTAATGATTAATGTCTTTATTGGATATGATAGCAAAGAGAAAATAGCTTACCACATACTAGCCGAGAGCATACTAAGACACAGTTCAATACCAGTATCATTCACACCAATATACTTACCTAACATTAAAGATTCATTTAATAGACCAAAGAATAGCTTATCATCTACTGAGTTTTCTTTTAGTAGGTTTATAGTTCCTTACCTTATGAACTATGATGGTTGGGCATTATTCCTAGATTGCGATATGCTTTTTAAAACTGACATCAAAGAACTATGGGATTTAAGAAATGATGATTATGCAGTTATGGTTTGTCAGCATGATTACACACCTAAGCATCTATCTAAATTCGGCAATCAAATACAAACTGTTTATGAAAAAAAGAACTGGTCTAGTTTAATGCTAATGAACACAGCTAAATGCAAACAGCTTACAAAAGAATACGTTAATCAAGCATCAGGATTAGAACTACATCAATTTAAATGGACTGACAAAGTAGGTGGCTTACCTTTAGAATGGAATTGGTTAGTTGGAGAATATCCACACAATCCTAAAGCTAAGAACATACATTTTACAGAAGGTGGTTGTTACTTTGATAAGTACGAGACTTGTGATTACTCATCAGATTGGTTTGATGTTTATACGAATACTGTTAGGATTCAATTATGAAAGCTTTTGTAACTGGTTGCGACAAAGACTACATAGATATACTTGATTGGTTCTTAGAAGGTTATCATAAGCATATTAAGATTCCTTTATACATAGCCAACTTCGGAATGTTAAAACAATATCCAAATTCATTCTTAGTTGCTTCAGATGGCAGAACTTGGTTTTATAAACCTAAGGCAATAGAAAAAGTACCAGCAGATAAAATAATTTGGTTAGATTGCGATATAGAAATTAAAGAAGATATATCTGATATGTTTGATATGCTAGATGACTGCGATTATCTTGTTAGTAAAGATCATGCAGTTAGAACTGATAGATGGCAAACTGGAATAGTGGGTATAAACAATAAACAAGTTTTAAAAAAATGGTTTGATAGATGCGAGATGAGACAAGAACGAGGAGATCAAGAAGCATTTAACATAATAGCACACGAGTTTAAGATCAATAGAATACCAGACAATTATCATGGGTTAAGATTAGGCAAGAATAATGATATAGCTAAAACAATACATTGGACTGGAAATGATGGAAAAAAAATTATTAGAGAGAAGATTCGTAAGTCAGAACAAAAATCCAAACATAATCTCAGTACCAATTAAGTTCATTAAGTATTCAAATCAATTTAACAAACATAATTGGCTTAGTCTTAAAGTAAGATCAGAACGAGATAATTTATATCTAAATGACAATTTAGCTAAACGCAGATTAAAAACATTACCTAAGATTGATAATCTATTTAACCCTATAATAGTTTGGGCTAGTGATTATTTGATCTGCATATTTGGCAACAAAAGATTAAAGACAGCTATTGATAAAGGTTACACACATATAGACTGTTTAATTTATAATAACTTTGAACAAGCAGTAAGTATTGGAACTAGTATTTGGAATACATTTAAACAATATGGTCTATCTAAAGTTGATTATTTATTAACAACTGATAATCAAGCTATACTAAACATAGACAAATATATGGTGGAAGAAAAACAGTTCATAGATACTTACGCAACACACCAACAAGTCTTAATCCAAGAAGCTTTAAAATCCAATGAAGATATAATGGAAACTGGTTGTGGTTATTATTCTACACCATTGTTAGTTGAGATAGCAAAAGCCAAAGGAGTTAAATTAATATCATTTGTCCAAGAGATTAACTGGGCTAGAAGATTTGACTATTTAATCGGTTCACATTATCAGCAAATACAAATAGACTTTAAACAAGAAATACCATTAACACAAAGATTTGGAATGTGCTTTTTAGACCATGAACAATTTGTAAGAGATAGAATCAAACATCTTAATAACATATTAGAACATACTGATACAGTAGTAGTCCATGATGCTGATAAAGTTCAATCTTTTGCTTTGTTGCATAAACCATACACTATTGAAATACATAAACACTTAACACCTCACACAGCAGTTATTAGAAATGTTTGACCCATACCCATATTTTAAAGGCAAGAATGTTTTATTAATTGGTAATGGCGAGAAGTTAGCAGATATAAACTATGATAATTACAATTCAATAGTTAGAATGAATCTTGGAATACAAGATAGTCCATGTCATGTATGGATTAACAATTTAGTAAACGAAGGACATAATAAATTAAAAGAAATTCCACGCATACAAAACATAGTTAGATTAAACTTTGAAAAAGATGGTAAGAGAGCAGAACGTATGCCAGATTGGGTTAAGAAAAAAGCTTGGCTATGGAACAAAGAAGAATACAACTTAATGATACAAATATATAACTATCCAAGACCAACTACTGGTTTTGTTTCAATCTATTGGTTACTTAATTACTGTAATTGCAAAGTAACTATTACAGCATTTGATTTCTTTAAAACTAAGAATAGATATACAATGGAAGATACAAACCATATTGGAACACCAAAAGGTTATAACCATGATGTTGAATTGGAAGAAGAAGTTATTACTAAACTTATTCAAAGAGGAATTATAAATGCCATTTAGTAAACCACAACTAGACGTATATACTTGTCCAAATAGATTTAGAGTTTTAATTACTGGTAGAAGATTCGGCAAGACACACTTAGCCATGTATGAACTATTAAGATTCGCAAGTCGCAAACCTAACTCAAAGATATTCTATGTAGCACCTACTTACAGAATGAGTAAGGAGATTATGTGGAAGCAATTAAAGAAACTTACAACTGAAAAGAGATGGATTAAATATGCCAATGAAACAGAACTATCTTTAGTATTAAGGAATGGTTCACAGATAAGTTTAAAAGGTGCAGACAAGTCTCCTGATAATTTACGAGGAGTTGGATTAGACTTCTTACTACTAGATGAGTATGCAGATATACCAGTTGAAGCTTGGACAGAAGTATTGCGACCAACAATCTCAGATAAGCACGTTACTGGTAATGTATTATTTATAGGAACACCTAGAGGATTTGGTAACTGGTCTTATGAGATATATCAAAAGGGATTAGGAGATGACCCTGAGTGGAAATCATTTAAGTTTACAACATTAGATGGTGGTCAAGTTGATAAAGACGAGATTGAACAAGCCATGAAAGATTTAGACGAGAGAACATTTAGACAAGAATATTTAGCATCATTTGAAACCTACTCAGGAGTTGTTTACTATAACTTTGATCGCCAATTAAATGTTCAAGAATGTAAATACGACCCTAAACTTATGATACATATTGGAATAGATTTTAACATTGACCCACTATCAGCTTGTCTATTTCATATTAAGAACGGAGTTAGTTATTTCTTTGATGAGATAGTTATTTACAGTTCTAATACTGATGAGTTAGTTGATGAATTATTATCTAGGTATGACAAGACAAAGATAATAGCTTACCCTGACCCAGCATCAAGACAACGTAAGACATCAGCAGGGGGTAGAACAGATTTAACTATATTGCAAAATGCAGGTTTTAATGTTAAATGTAAATCCACTCATGCTTTAGTTAGAGATAGAGTCAATGCTGTAAATAGTAAACTAAAGTCATTTGATGGTAAGAGAAGTATTTTCATTAATCCTTCTTGTAAAACTTTAATAAATTCTTTGATGAAACAAGTGTATAAAGAAGGAACAAATCAACCTGAGAAAAATAATGGTTACGATCACATGACTGACGCACTTGGCTACGCAATAGAATATTTATTTCCAATCACTTCAAACTTACCTAAATCACAACCTAAAAGATTTTCATAATGGCATATACAAGACAAGAAATAGAACAGCAACATTCGCAATACAAAGGCATGATGCCAAGATGGGAATATTACATCAGATCATATTTAGGTGGCAAAGAATATCAAGATGGAAAGTTCCTACAAAATTACCAACTAGAATTAGAATCAGAATACTTTAAAAGACTTAGCTATACTCCATTAGATAACCACGCAAGAAACGTAATAGATATTTATTCATCATTTCTATTTAGAGTATTACCAACTAGAGAACTTGGAACATTATCAGACGACCCATCAGTAGATCAATTTTTAGAAGATTCAGATTACGAAGGCAGAACATTTGATGCTCTAATGAGAGAAGTGCAAAACTATGCTTCTGTTTATGGACATTGTTGGATTATCGTGGACAAACCATCAACGAATGTAATGACTCGTGGAGAAGAATTAGAACAAAACATTAGACCATATATAAACGTATATACTCCTGAGAACGTATTAGACTGGAATTATACTAGATCACCTAATGGTTATTACTATTTAGATTATGTAAAAATTAGAGAGTCTATTGAAAGCACTAAAGAAGTTTATAAACTTTGGTACGAGGACAGAATAGATACAGTAGAATTACTTACTGGCAATAGAGATGAACCAAGATTAATAGAATCTTTACCTAATCCTATTGGCAAGATTCCTTGTGTAATTCTTTACAATCAAAGATCACCAATGCGAGGTTTAGGAGTTTCTGATTTAACTGACATAGCTGATTTACAAAAATCTATTTACAATGAACTATCTGAGATTGAACAAATTATTAGAATATCAAATCACCCATCACTAGTTAA